ACTGACATACCACGAATACTACTGCCGGAAGTAGCAGCAGCGAGAATACGGGAATTATTGCTGAATTCCAAAGAACCCTTATTAAGTGCTTTGGATCCTGGTTGAAGAAAGAACGGAATGTTTTCCAACATGAGCGTAATACGCGAGAGCATTTCCCGAGCAGTCGCACCCTTGTTCGCCAAGACGGCAATAGTTTTTTCACTATTGAAAAGCGCGAACCAGAGTAGGTACGCACAGACACTGATCGACTTACCTGATTGACGACATGCGAGAACAATGTTAAACCTATTTTCGTTAAAATGTTCGAACATATTCCTTTGATATGCATATAATTCGAACGGAACCAAACCTTCATCTAATGCAATTACCTTTACATATTTTTCGCAAAAGTATATAGGGTCTTTCATACATCTCTTATATTCCTTTAGTAAAGCAGGCGTCCATTGCTGAAGAACACCGTCTCTTTTTACATTAGGATTCCCGAGATACGATTCTTTCTGGTTCAACATCTACTATATCATCTTCTTGTAAAAGTTTTTGAATGTCAGCAGTAGATCCGAGGAAATAGTTATTTTGCTGATTCTCAACTTGTTTCACATCATCGTTTTTATCGATGTCTTTTTGCTTTTTATTTAGATCCATCAACTTATCGTTTACGTCCGATATGTTTTTGATCATTCCTGAAAGAACTTCATATGCTCTAGGGTGTTCACTTTCCCGAGCGACCTCTACCATCATTTCAAGTGATTCTTTGCCTTTTTCAATCAACTCATAATATGTATCGCGAGAATAATCGTAATCATTCTTAACATTACTATCAGACATAGGTTAGAAACCTCCACCGCCACTAGGGGCAGAACCGAATGAAATAATTTTAAATTGACCGTTGGCACTATCTTTAACCCCTAAACAAGGATCACCACCATCACCGTCATTCAAGAAAATAACCGTTCCAGCGCCAAACAAATTATAAGTTGCGCTATCCGCTTGGTTGAATGCCTGAAGCAAAGGTGTTTGTGCTGTAGTTGATGTTTTGTTAGCAATATATGCTGAGTCAACAATACCTGTAATGGTCGCAGAATCTGCTAGTCCAGCGAAGTTTGCATCTAATTCGCTATGAGTAAGGGGACCACCCTTAGTAGATCTGAGTGTAATCGCCATCTGTATCTCCTTATGACAATCCGCTATCGAAAGTCAAATCGATATCTGTAGAGAATCCAAAGTCGCTATCTGGTAAACCGATAACTCCGCTTGGGTTTGGTGTAACTGTTATTGTTTCTATTTTAATATCGCTATCTGCTAGACCTTGATCCATCATGAATATATCTGCCTTTGAAGTGCGAATAACTCCACCTGTGTTGATTCCGCCATAGAATGAAAGTTTCATCGTAAAATCTAATGTGTAGATAATAGTTCTACGAGATGCTAGATCTCCATCGAAATCATCAGAGAATGATGTTCCCGCTAAAATTACAGGGATATCTTCTTTGAAGTCTGGATACTCACTCGGAAAAGGTTTAATGGTCAGAGTGTACTGTGGATTAAACGTAGGAAGAATCTGCTCAACAAGTTGTAAAGCATCATCTTGATTCTTAGCAATAATATTTAATTGAAATGAGATATCATAGGGAACAGGTGAATAAAATTTCTGCCTATCATTATCTGTTAATCCTAGAGTCTTAAAATTACTGACTTTAGTGAGTTGCCTTGTATTATCATACGCGATACTCGTCATTTCAAAAGACATACGAGGAAGTTTCAAAGCAACCTTAGAGTCGTTTAAAAGATCTGGATTAGTCCTAATTCTTTCTAGGTACTTCGCTCTTGGACCATATGCTAATGGAACCTTCATCTGATTCAGTACAGAACCATCTTTAGCAAGTCTCACAACATACAGGTCATTGAACAGTCTACCGAATATAGAAACTGCTTTTCTTATTTTTTGATGATAGAAATATGTACCGAACATTAACTAGGATCTCCGAATGGATTAGTTTCAGAGAAGTCAATGAAGTCATCTACATATTGTTTTTCAAACTCTTGGTTTTGTTCAGTCTCTGACATTTGATTTATTTCTATTACCGCATTTGAAGTAAGACCAGTTGTTGCCCCTAATGTACTATTTAGTATCGCAGTTCCGCTGACAAACGTGTGGAACTTACCATCGTCTGCGCCAACATTAGCAAGGAATAAGTGTATCGAAGAATCAGAAGATGAATCCATAGTTATCGCTGTTATTTCACCGCTCATCTTCACGCCACCAGCAATCGTCTGATTAACTTCGTCACCTATATTGTAGGCACTGTCAATAGCAGAACCGCCAATAAACTGAATCGTGACTGCCGAGTCTGTAGTATAACCCCCACCGCTCGTGAGTGTTATAGCATTAACTGCTCCATCCGCAACAGTTGCTGTTGCTGTTGCTATACCTGCGGAATCTGCTGTTCCGCCGTTGAATAAGATAGTTGGAGGTGTAGTGTAATAAGTACCACCTTGAGTTAATGATATTGTTGTGACTGTATTGCTATCGTTTTGTGTAAGAGAAGCAGTTGCTTTCTTAGGAGCAATCATAGAAACTTTATAAAGATATGCATTATCTGTTTCAATATCTTGAATATCTTTAACTTGATTATCAAAGTCTTCACCAGCATATTCAAAGAGAGTACAACGCATTTTAAATACAGGAAGATTTTCTAACTGATAGAAAGGTTGCTCATGTTCAACCATTCTGATCTCGAACATTTTATTCGTGAGCGGTAGGTATATCAGGTCGCCTTCGGTAGGACGATCTAGATCAATTCCACTACCTGCCATTCTATTTACTTGAGTCTTGAATCTAGACTTTGATACTACGAAAGTTGCTTCGTCTCGTATCTCTACGCCAAATCTAGTAAATAGGTCACCTTCACCGTCAAACCCTTCAGAGTTTTCGATGTACATTTCAATCTTATGAGAACTTGGGAATTTAGAAGTAGGATCATCTCCAAGTAACATATCTTCGTTTACGATATGTCTCGGTAGATAGTAAATATCTTGACCATAGATCTTCAATGCCTCAATGACTAGATCTTCATAGAGATTTTGTTCAGATCTTATTTTCTCTGAAAAGTAAAAATTTCTCGCCATAAATTTATCCTAAGAAGAAGTCAGGTGGCATTTCGTTTTCTAACCTGATCCGCTCCCTCAGTTGCGTTATTTCATTAGTAGCATCATCAAATATCTGACGACCGTTAAAAGTAACTCCTCCTGGCAACTGTACACCTTCGAATTTCATAAGGTTTGATCCCCACTGCAACTTAATCAGCGCAGTAGCATATTCTTTCAACCACATATCATTATATACGGAAGTGTGTGTATCTGGATCGACTATGGAATAAATTTCAGCGATAATATAATCACCTGCTTTTATATCGTCTGCTTTGAATTCACCGAAGATATGAAGTCTGTCCTGATGCCGTGACCATTGAACTTGTGGTGTGCCATTCAACTTCATATCTAACATAGATAGGTATTGTTGCATCTGCTCGTAATATGCTAGATCTCCCGCAAAGTTCTGCAGGTCAGCAATATCATTAAGCATCATTTGATATTTGATATCGAAGAAGTTTCCTTGTGATCCGTTAAATGAACTGGATACAGGAAACATTTTAGTAACGGTCATCACGTTACTAGAGATAGGAATATATTCGTTAGTCACGTCTTCTGACGTTACTTGGTGCTTTAAGTATGTGCGGACGGTAGCATCAGAATGATACTCTTGATAATATTCTAATGCTTCGTCAATACGATCTTCAACCTGATCATCGTCAACGTTGATCTCGATTACTGGGTCACCTAGTCTTCTTTTACAATAATCAATAAGATCTTGTCTGGATGATGGAACTGCCATATCAAATAGTCTCCAAGTAAATAACTCTTTACCCTATTTATATGTTTTTTATTTTATAGTCCTACACCTAATTCAGCAGTTGGCGCAGTAAAGTTGGCAGTATATACTGCTTTCTTTACAAACCTGAAGTCTTGAATATATCCATTCCAATACTCACCCATATTTGCTGCTAAGTACCCAGATCCAGGAGAATTGTTAGCAGTATCACCAAGCATGAAGGTATCACCTGTAAAGTTATTTGTTGTTGCCCAATCATCTGCGTATGCAGTTCCGTTCTCATAGAATGTTATGGTTCCATTATGCCTAACCAAAGCAACATGAATCCATGTATTAAGGGCAAAAGCACTAGTCCCTACAATCGGAGTTGATGGTGATGTTGCATATATACTGAGTTTCTTTTGACTGTTGATACCCATGTTGAACCCAACATTTGTTGCTCTGTTACATGACCAAAATGATTGGTTAACAGGTCCACCAGTAAGAAGGTATATCCACATTTCAACGGTGAAATCTCCACCACCTAGACCTCCTGGTTGCAACCATTTGACATAATCACTATTTCCATCAAACTTCATTGATGAGGATGTAGTGAATTTTCTAACAGAAGTGTCAGTTTGAGCAGTACCTGCGGTCACTATTGTTGCATTTGCTGTATTGGAATAAATTGCAAAATCTGATGTATTGTTCATTAATAGTTTTGTGTTTGTGACATGAGTATGCGCTTGTGTCGGCACAGTGATAGTTGTCTGGGTTGGATCATAAGGAGTTGAACCTTTTATCCATCTCATATCAGCAGTGAAATTTTCACTAGCATAATTACCAGTAGCAGATTTATGTATTTGAGCACCACTGAAATTAAATGCCGTAGAGTTTGTAACAGCAGACCCTTGCCTTTTGCCGTTAACAAACATTGACATATTATTTGATCCATCCCTACAAACAACAAAGTGATGCCATGCTCCTGGGAATAAATTTTCTCCGTTACTCGCGATTATATTAGATCCGTTACTATAGAAATACCAGTCACGTCCACCAGATCCTGGAGTATCATAACCAATTTGTAAATTGTTATTGCTCCATGCTTCAACCAGTACCTTAATTACAGGATTACGATCAGTTGGGTGATACCAGAATTCTAAAGAAAATGCGCCATCAAAATTAAAGTCAGTGGTTGTTGGAAGTGTTATGTAGTTATTGCTAGATCCATTGGTAGCAGTGTTAGGGAAGTAAACCGAACCACCATGTTTTGTTGCAGTCCAAGGTTCACCATCAAACGGTGTTTCTGGTTTAGTAAATTTACCTTCATAGACAGTACCTGATGCAGGATATATTGGATGAGGAAGTGCAGTTTGAGCAGTCGAGAAGTTATCAATGTATGGTTGACCAGTTCCCATAAGAACTTCTGTAGTGCCTGAACTATGTATTCCTGGCGCTTCTGT